CCCGACGCCCTCATCACCGCGGTGAAGAAGGGCATCATGTCGCCCGTCGCCGCGAAGCGGTGGTTCGGCGTCGACGCGCCGCGGCGAACCGTCGTGACCGTCAGCGTGCCCTCAACCGCGACGAAGCGCGCGCCGATCAACCTTGACGAGGTGGTTCGTCGCGAGATCGCTCGCGCACAGGGCCGCATCTTTCTCTGATCCGTCCGGCAGAGCCTACGGCGAGTCGCCTGCAAGCAGCCTTGTTCGGTAAGGAAAAGCACCAGTCGTTTCTGACAGGAAGTTTTCCCATGAAGACCATGAACACCAGCGACTTCGCCGCCGCGCTTGAGCGCGCCGCGAAGATCAAGGGACAGCCGGGCCTCGTCGCCCAGAAGAAGCTGATCCTCGACAACTACATGATCGTGGACGAGTCCGGCATGGCCGTCGACCCCGACAGCCTCGACGTCGTCGTGAAGTCGGCCGCTCCGGCCGAGATCGAGAACGACGGCGTCACCGAGGAGGCCGTCGCCAAGCACGTCCGCAAGACCCTGGCCGACGCCGTGGTCGAGCGGAAGTTCGCGGTTCACGCGAATCTCGACGCGAAGCCCAATCCCGTCTGGGAGTCGGCCCGCGTCTACGGCTCGGTCAAGAACCTCAAGAGCAAGGAGAGCGCCTACAAGTTCGGCGCGTGGTGCCTTGCCGCGATGGGCCACCAGAAGTCCGCGCAGTTCTGCAAGGACAACGGCCTCTCGCTCATCCGCACCAAGGGCCACAGCGAGGGCGTGAACAGCGCGGGCGGCTTCCTCGTCCCAGAGCAGTTCGACAACGAGCTGATCACCCTGCGCGAGCAGTACGGCGTCTTCCGCCGCAACGCGACGATCAAGCCGATGTCGAGCGACACGCTCCGCTTCAGCAAGCGCGCGTCGACCGTGAACGCGTACTTCGTCGGCGAGGCCGCGGCCATCACCGAGAGCCAGCAGGTCTTCGACTCGGTGCAGCTCACCGCGAAGAAGCTCGGCGTGCTCACGACCGTGTCGAACGAACTGAACGAGGATGCGGTCATCAACATCGGCGACGACATCGCAGGTGAGATCGCGTACGCGTTCAGCTTTAAGGAGGACGACTGCGGCTTCAACGGCGACGGCACGTCGACCTACGGCGGCATCGTCGGCCTCGCGAACGCGCTGACCGACGCCACCTATCAGGTGTCGGACGGTGGAGCGACGACCTATGCTGCCGTCACCGCTGTCGAACTCGCGGCGGGCCTCCGCAAGCTTCCCGCTTGGGCGGCGCAGCGGAACAACATCAAGGTCTACTGCTCCAAGAACGCGTTCCACGCGATCTTTGAGCGGCTCGCGTTGGGCGCTGGCGGCGTCACCGCCGCGGAGTTCGCGAACGGACTGACTGCTCCGCGCTGGTTCGGCTACCCGGTCGAGTTCGCGCAGGTCATCCCCGTCAGCGAGTCTGGCGGCGCGACCTTCGCGTACATCGGCGACCTCCGTCAGGCCGCGTACTTCGGCGACCGCCGGGCCAACTCGATCGCGTTCTCCGACTCGGCGCTCAACGCGTTCGAGCAGGACGAGATCGCGGTCCGCGGCACCGAGCGGTTCGACATCGTTTGCGCGAACGTGGGCGGCTCGACCGCCTCGGGCGCGATGGTCAAGATGACGCTCTGATAAACTGAATCCCCTGCTCCGGGGGTCGGTGGAGCGATCCGCCGACCCCCTCTGGCAGCCAACAGGAAGGAACCTCGACAATGCGACAGAACAGCAAGTTCGTCATCGGAGCCATCAGCGCGACCAACGCGTCCCAGCTCACGGCGACGATCGACACCCGTGGATTCGCCTTCGCGCGTCTCTACTGCATCGGAAACACCAGCGCTGGCGTCTCGACGGTCGCCACGAACAACGTGGTCCGCGAGAACGACGACAACAGCACCAACTGGACGAGCATCGCCGCGACGCAGGCTGGCACTGGCTTCACGCCCGTGACCACCACGCAGAGCACGGCGCTCGCCAAGATCGTGTACGACGTCGATCTTCGCGGCCGCAAGCGGTACTTGAACGTCCTGTTCACGCCGCACGCGACCACCGAGGCGATCATCATGGCGGAACTCAGCCTCCCCGCGGACGGCTGCACGACCGCGTCCGAGATCGGCGCTGCATTCGTCGCGCAGGTCTGACGCCAAGGCATTTCGCATCCGGCGGCCTTGCGCGCGCGAGCGCGCAGGGCCGCTATTCTGCTGCTGCCGATACATACGGCAGGAGGCGAACCCATGAAGGATGCGAACGATATTCTGGCGATGGCCGTCAGTGGCGAGGAGGTCGCGGCGGCGCGGTCGGTGGATGGAGATGAGGCGCGTTTCGACGTGCCGAACTTCGACGCGGCGGTCAAGGCTTACGAGGATGGGACGGGGAGCGTCGAGGAAATCTGCCTCGCGCGCGGCAAGTACCGCTCCATTTGGAACCGCGAGAAGCTCGCGAAGGTCTTGAGCCTCGCCGGGTGGGAGATCGCGGGCGGCGTCAACGGGACGCGCTGGGAGGACGGCGACTGGCTGCGCGTCGTTGCGCGCCGCGTCAAGACTCCGATCCCCAAGTTACCGATGACCGAGGTTCAGGCGCTCATGTCCATGCCGCGCATCGCGTGGACCGACACGATGGGCGCGACGCACCTCGCGTGCGCCAAGCTCGGCATCGACTTCGTGAAGGGCGTTGGCGTGTTCTGGGGGCAGGTGCTCCAGCGCATGATGGAGCAGATTTGCGCCGACGACAAGCGCAAGTACATCCTGACGATCGACTACGACTCGATCTTCGACGCGGAGGACATCGTCCGTATGTGGCAGATCATGGAGCAGAATCCCGACGTGGACGCGCTGTTCCCGCTCCAGATCGGCCGCGACCGCGAGCACTGCCTTCTGTCGATGGTCGACGGCGACGGGAAGAGGATGACGCGGGTGGAGGCAACGGAGTTCCGCAGGCAGGTGATCCCATGCGAGACGGGGCACTTCGGCCTCACGTTCATCCGCACCGACGCGCTGCGACGGATGGCCAAGCCTTGGTTCCTTGGCGTCCCGAACGCGGAGGGTGGCTGGACGGGCGAGAAGACCGACGATGACATCTACTTCTGGAAGCGGTTCGCCGAGTCGGGAAATCGCCTGTGCGTCACGCCTCGCGTCCGCATCGGACATCTTCAGCTCATCGTGACGTGGCCGGGCGAAGACCTGCGGACGATCCATCAGTACGTCACCAAGTACCAGGACGACGGGAGGCCAGCCGAATGCAAGAACTTCTGATCGTCCTGCGGAACTGCGCGGTGCCCGATCCGAGCGTCGGGCGGCGCGTGCTTCGCCCGGGCGCGGTGGTGAGCGCGACGGAGACGGTCGCGCAGATGCTCGTCTCCCGCGGGCTGGCGATGCGCGCGGCCGAGCCTGCGCCGCTGTTCGTGGATTCCACCACGCCGAGCGTCAGGCCGAAGAAGAGGGGAAGGAGACACGATGGCGGTATCCGCGACGGCACACACGACGCTTCCTGACGCGAAGTCGTTCCTCGGCATCACGGGCGCGGCGTCGGACGCGATCCTCGAGCAGTGCATCGACCGCGCGAGCGCGTGGGTCGACCGCCACTGCGGCCGGACGTTCAAGGCTTCGCGCTACTACGAGTTCCGCGACGGCGGCGCGGACAGGATCGTTCTCAAGAACCCGCCAGTGCAGGCGGTCTACTTCTGCTCGGTGACCAAGGAAAGCGTTCTGTCCGTGTCCTCGACGGACGGGACGGACACGCTCGCAGCGGTGTCGGTCGCGAACGGGGAGCTCCAGTTGACGCGCAGGACGAGCGCGGGAGTCGAGACGCGCACGGCGCTCTCGCTCGACACCTACGACGCGATCACGGAACTGGCGGCGCAGGTCAGCCTCGTCGCGGGATTCGCAGGGTCGACCGTGAAGAACGCGCCGAGCCGCTATCTCGCGCGCGTGGCCGGGCGCGACGTCCGACAGGGCGCGTTCCTGCTCGACGGGTTCACCGACTTCTTCACGGACTACGGACTGGATGAGGAGAGCGGGATCGTCTACGGCCCGACGATGCGGTCGTACCGATCGGTGCTTGTCGACTACCGCGGCGGCTACGAGACGATCCCTGCCGACGTCGAGCAGGCGACGCTGATGGTGGTCGGGAAGTTCTTCCGCGACCGAACGCGGGACGCGAGCGTATCGAGCGAGTCGCTCGGCGGGTACTCGTACTCGCTTCGCGCTGGCGACGAGGTGGCGAAGGAGATCGAATCGCTGCTCGGACCCTACAAGAGGATTCGATGAGCATCGAGGCGCTGGTCAACCGATTCGGGCTGACGCTGTACCTGTACCGTCCGACGATCGGACTCGGTACGGACGGCCAGACGACGCGCACCTACGCGCGCCAGTCGGAGGTCCGCGCGTTCGTGCAGCCGGGCGCGCAGTCTTCCGACGTGTTCCAAGGCAGGATGAGCGGGCGCACGTCCTGCACGATCTACCTGTCGGGGCTGGTCGACGTCCGCATAGACGACGAACTGCGGGACGGCTTCACGGGGACGGTGCGGAACTGGCGCGTCACGGGTGCGTCGAACCCGGGCGAGACGTCGCCCGCGCAGTCCGCTTCGCACCTGACGATGACCGTCGTTGACGCGGTCGAGGTGGAGCCGGGGGTGACGCTGTGAGCGACCCAGTCCGCATAGACGAGAAGAAGATCAACGAGACGATGCGCCGCGGCGTCGCGAACGGGCTGCTCGGCGTGCAGCTCCAGTTGTCTCGCTTCCTGCGGTCGATCCTGTCGAAGCCGGGCACGGGCCGCGAGTACCGCGTCTCGCGCGGCAGCGCGCGCGGCCGCAACCTGCGCGCGCGCGGGTTCCATCAGGCATCGTCGCCGGGCGAGCCGCCCGCCGTCAATACGGGACGGCTGCGGCAGTCGTGGGCGATCGCTGGCAACGCCGACCAGAAGTTCCGCGTGCGCGCACCGCTCGGCAAGAAGTCCGAGGGCACGACGCAGGAGTTCGCCGTCCTGACCTACGACATCGCGCCCAGCAGGATGTGGTTCACCTACGGGTCGAACCTCAAGTACGCGCGCGCGCTTGAGTTCGGCAGCAGGCGGCGCGGCCTGTCGCAGCGCCCGTACGTCAGGCCAGCCGTGGCGACGGTCGGCGCGCAGGCGCTTCGCATCGTCAAGCTGTGGGTCCAACGAACCTTCGCGGAGAAAGCCTGATGGCCAAGGCAATCATGGACGCGCTCAAGACGAGGCTGCACGCGACGACCGTGCTGGTCAACCGTCTCGGCGGCAGGATGTACCTCGACGAGGGGCCGTCGAACGCGGCGCTGCCGCTGATGGTCTACTCGGCCACCTCGACCGTGGTGACGCCGATGTTCGGCACGCTCAAGCGGTACGACATGACGGTGGAGTTCGTGATCGCGTACGCGAACGCGGGCACGACGGACATCTGGACGGTCGCCGCGGACATCGAGACGGCGCTCTCGACCACCATGAGCGCGACGGGCTTCGACCGCGTGTCCGCGGTCAAGACCGGGGGCGGCGTGCCGTCATTCGAGGACGACGCGTGGACGATGACAGAGACGTACAGGCT